AACTGGGACAGTTGATGGTGTAGACATTGCAACCAGAGACGGTGTGTTAACGGCTGTAGTAGACGTGGCCGTTGCAGCTTTGCCTAAAGCAGGCGGCACTATGACAGGGGCTTTAAATGGAACCATCCTTAATGCAACCACTAGTGTCTCATCTGCCAGCGTATCTGCTGTGAATTTAAATGCAACGACTGCCTCTGCGTTGAACTTGACGGTTTCAACGGCAACTGTTTCTAACTTGACGGTTGGAAGCATCCCAACTGCCAACACAGTTGATAATGATGGATCAATAGCGACATCGTTAGGTGTGCAAAGAATCCCTCACGTCCATGGGCAATTTATTTGGACTAGATTTGGTACTGCGGGAACTCAATCCTCGGCAGGAAACCTAACCACTCTTGGAAACGGAATCACTACTGCATCAGATATTGAAATAGTTAAGAGTATTCCTGATGGCGCAGCGGCGGGTGACGATACCCTTATGAGCTATACTATTGCTACGGGAGATGGGGGAACGGCCAAGTGGAATGTTGGAGACACTCAAGGCATTTACAAAATTAACCTAAATGCCATAGTATACAACTCTACATCAAATCCAAACACAGCTATCAATATCAAGGTTAACGGAACCGCAGTAGGAGGGGCTACAGGGCTGTTTGTTACGGGGGGATCGTTTATTAGCCATCAATCAAAACCCGTCTCCTTTGAGTGGGTGGGGTTAGTTAGAAGTTCTTGGGACATTACCATCGATGCTACATCGAATAGTGGTAATACTAACTTCCTAGCGGGAACCACAGTAACTATTACTAGGATTGCATAATCACCCATGACCGTACACGTACACCTGTACCCAGTAGGGTCTACTCAAACATGCCCAGACTTTACTACTGCTTTAACAGAAGCAGAAATTTATGTAATGTGGGATGCCTCTAGACATGCCATCTTTACAAGAGAAGATAAGACTCAAGCTCGCTTAAATATGACCTACGAGGAAGAGTTTATTGATGACTCGGGTAGAACAAGCTGGCTAGATTGCAGCGCAACAGTAACCGAGTTGGACTAGAATACACCTAGTGTCACTCCTTAACCTAAAAGCATATCACCTCTTTTAAGGGAGTTGAATAGGCGGGTGTAGAAAAGCTCACGGAGAGAATCTAACTCTCTCATTACATTCGTTATGTTTCTAACGGTCTGTTCATTAATTTTACCGTTAGACTTGAGATCTTTTAGTAGATCTACACATGCATCAATTGAATTCAATTGATCTTTGGTAATTTTGTTGATTGTATCAACCTGTGCTTGTTTAGTAATTATTTCAGAATTTGACATTGTTTACCTCGAATTTTAATCTCTTATAGTGGTGAATTCTTTGATTTGAATGGCCCTCTAGATAGGGTATTCGATCATAGAAATCATAGAAATACATTTCATCCTTACCTTCCGCTTTACGAATACCCCTACCTAATCCTTGCAACGTGGGAACTTCACCAGACAATCCTCTAGCATTAATCATATGAGTAATCTCATCGATACTTATGCCAGTCTGCATGACGTTAGTGCCTACAATGGTAGCAGCTTTCTTATCCTTTACAAACTTGTTAATAATATTGTATCTATCATCGATATCATCCTTACCTTCAATTGTGTAACAATTTCCAATTCTGAATTGTAAGTTTTCAACATGTTGTAGGTTCTTTACAAGTATCAGGATTTTTGCATTCGGGTTGGAATGATACACCTTTAACACTATATTTTTAATGATATCGTTACGCTTATTGCAGTTTACTATATACTGGTCGTAGACATCGAGGTATGTTAGGTCTTCTGAAACTGCGGAAACAGGGGCGTTATCGACTATCTGGATAATGGGTTTAGCGAGAGATCCATCCTTAATTAAATCCTCAGCCGTTCTAGTTGTGTAGACAGGTCCAAATGCGCCCTCTAGGACCATCCTGCCGTTGATATCCTTTGATATCTCCCTTGGGGGTGTTGCTGTAAATGCGAGCCTGTAGAGGGCATTAGGGAAGCTCTCTATGGCAGCGATGGTAGTCTCTCCTTTACAGAATTGGTGAGCCTCATCTACCATAAGCAATTCGGCTTGTTGTAGGTGGGTATCTACTATACGTTCTACACTTTGCACTGTAGAAAGCATTACTTTACCATGGATGTAACCTTCACCTGAGTTACATCCTAAATCTCTAATACCACACTTTTTAAAGAATTCGTATGTCTGCTTTAGGATGCCTTTTTCTCTAAAAAGAACAACTGCGGTAAGGTCTTTACCATGTTGTAGGGCAGCGATACATCCTGCCATAATCAGAGTTTTTCCAGATCCAGTAGGGCTGTCAATAATTGCCCTTTTATTTTTAAGACATTCGTAGATAGCTTTCTCTTGATATTCTCGGTATTCAAACTCTGATACTGAGGGGATATAAGGCTCCTCTTGCTCTGGCTTATTTTCCCATTCGATATTTTTAGCTCCGATCTTTTCAAGATCTTTTAAGATTCGAGGAAGTAGTCCGGTTCTAAACTTACCACTGGAATTGAAGTAACGTTTCTTCCCATCCCATCTTCTACTCCTGTAGGCTGGTGAGTACTGATACCCAGGAACAGAAAATGAATATTTGTCTCGTAATGTCGCAATAATCTCAGGATTATCTGTTTCTAGCTTTGTCGTTAAGTTATCCACGATCAACTTCATATACTATAATAGTTTATTAGAAAACTATGAGTATCTTATGAGTGAAGTTAGAAAAATTACGGCAGACGTGACCAGTCAAAGAGACAGTGCATTAGATGATCTTTTTGGAAAAGTAAAAGACACTTCCATGACTGTTACAAAATTACCCTCAAAGGGTAAGTTCTACAGTGACTTTAATGGTATTAAAATTTCTCCATTAAAGTTTTTAGATGAGCAACTGATTCTTACGGGTAAGGACATAGAGAAGGATATTGTTACTGAACTTCTTGAGAAGACGGTTGAAGGCATTAATGTTAATGAAATCCTCTTAATGGATAAGAATTACTTATTGATGAAGCTACGAGAGGTCTCCTACGGTGACGATTACGAGTTCGGAGTAGTCTGCAATCACTGTAGCCATGAATCTAAATCCAAGATTGAGCTATCCAAGCAACTGAACCTAACCCAAATCCCAGATGCTTTCGAAGATCCTAGAACGATAATTTTACCTAAATTAGGTGTAGAGACTGTAATTAGGCTTCCTAGAAATCGAGAAGAACCCTACTTAATGGATACCGAAACCATCTACAAGAACCTATACAGGTTTGTAGTGTCCCTTAATGGCAATACTGATCCTGTATTTATATCTAAGGCTATTGATAGGATGGAAATTGCAGACGCTAAGACCTTGTTTAGGGAGATTACGGTAACGAAATATGGCATTGACCCTAGGTTCGTATTTAAGTGCGGGAAATGTGGGCATAAAGAAACGCTTGCAGTACCGATAGATGCCGGTTTTTTTTCAGTGAGCTAACAGAAACTTTAACCTCTGAGGATCTGCTCCAACAAGCCTACATATTAGTAAGCAAAATTGGATTTTCTTATTCTGATGTTAAGACTATGACTAAAAAAGAACGGATGTCTTTCTTAAAGTTTTATTCAGAAGAGATGAAGAGGATGGAGAATCGATATGAAAATTAACGGATACCAAGTCGTAACTAGGCATGAGAGACCTACTGTTCTAGGACCGACTGCTCTTTTACTTTACTTTATAAATGATGGTCAATATACCGACCCCTATGAAATTAGTGGCGTCTCCATATTCAAATCTTCAAATAACCAATTTCCAAGCTCTGTCATAGGCTCTAACGGGCAAATTGACTATGCTGCAACTGGTCAAGTTCTGATGAACTTCACCAATACAAACTCACAAACCACTTCCACGGACTTTAATCCTACTAATTACGACCCTGGGGAGGGTACTGCTTCCGGCATCTATAGACTTGACCCTGGTAAATATGCAGTAGTCCTAAACCAGCCTTCAGTTCAACCTAGTGGTGAATTTAATCTTTCAAGCGGTCCAAACTCGGTCAGGATACTTAATGGAGTTTCTTCTACGGGAGATTACCTTGATGTTTGGACTGTTAACAGGGTAGCTGGGTCTCAACTAGATACAATTATTAACGAGTTCACCTTAACAGAAGATAGGTTCTTTGGTGTAACAGAGCCTCTTCTCTTCCGTTGCTCCACAAGGCTTGAGAATAACTTTTTAGTATTAGGGTCTAAGGTAGACCTGAAATTCACAAATGAGTTTACTCTTGAGAACGCTAATATTGACAGAAGCATTACTAACCTCTTTAAGCAGTCTCTGGTGACTGATCCAATGCTTGAAATCTATAAGAAAAACCAAGACAGGAACCTACCTGCTAGAGTTGAAGTATCAGGATACACAGCGACTTCTGCGGTTATGGATACTACGTCTGAGGACACTGTCGTGTTCAGCTTTGATACTGAAGCCTTAAAAACGCATCCTAGGTTACTGGATGGGACTCTAGGTTCTATGACCGGCACGTATGTGGCTAGGCTTAAATTCTCTGCATTGAATCAAGTAGTTGTATCAAACGAGATGGCCTTTATTATACGATAGCCAATCTAGGGTTAATGCGGTCATTTCCATAGTCGAAGTTGCCGCACTTAGAAGACTATCAGGACCTCCTTTGACTAGGATCTCATTCCAGTCCTTGGACCCTTGAGGGGGTATTACAGTTTGAATGTCATCACGACGTGCCCACTGTGCAAGCTTTAAGAACTTAGAGCGACCCTCCATCCCTGCACCGTCACTATCAAACGCGCATACTAGAGGTCCTTGATACTGAGCAAGCTGAAGCATCTGTTCACGGCTCGTAAAGCAGCTTAGAGTCGTTGTTGCATTCAACCCTACTGCCTGTAGGCTTAAGCAGTCAAAGGCTCCCTCAGTGACGTACAGGGGCTTGTGAGAGTCATACTCAAAGGGGTATAGAACCTGAGAACTCTTAAGATCCCTACAGTTGAGATATTTGGGTAACTCCCCTTTAAGAGACCTTCCCTGAAAGTAGAACAGCTTATTCCTACTGTTAATAAATGGAATGATTAAGCGACCCTTATACTTACCATCTCGGGCAATCATGAACCTGAAACCTTTTAGCATACGGCTTTCAATCAGCGGGTGCGTATCGATCTCCTCAAAGTTATCAGCCTCATCTAAACTAGACTTAATTTTATGAGGATTTACCGGCTCGACGTTACGTCCCCTGGTGAAGCTACCTTGTGCTAGAAAATCCTCAAACACGAACTTCTCATAAGCTTCTTGGAAAGAGCACTTCTCAAGTGTCGCATAAAGCTTCACGAAGTTCCCAGTCTCGCCACTTTTGAAGCACCTCCACAAGCCTGTTTCCAGGTTAATAGACATGTGCCTCTTATAGTCATTCTCTAGGAATAATGATGGAACTACTAGTTCCGCATCATCACTGGTAAGTCTATAATTAGACTGGAACTTGCCCAAGCAATACTTTCTAATGTAAGAACTATCCGCCATGTTTATAAATAATATTAGTGCCTCTCGCAGTGACATCATAGACCAATGCCTATGGAAATACAAGCTGAGATATGTAGACAGGTTACCGGGATTCGGTGCCAAGAATGAAGATGCTTTGAATTTCGGTTCCTTTATTCATAAAGTATTCGAACTTGGATACAAGGAGAATGACTTAAAGTCTCTTCTTAAGCTTGCGGAACAGGAGCGAGCGACTTACAAAGTTCCATTTCATGAGAATGAAAGAATGAAGACTTGCCTGGAAAACTTCCTGATCTGGAATCAAAAGATGGGAGAAACTGTCTCAACTGAGCAGTCGGTAAGCATACCTCTTGACGAGAAGAATGACATTAGTTTCGTAGGTATTATTGACCGAGTTGTTAAGGGTCGAGAAGGGGGTTACCTAGTTATTGACTACAAGACATCCAAAAAGGAGAAAAGGAAGAAGACTCTTATGGATGACAACCAGTTGAAGGGATACGCATGGGCCATGCATATGCTTCATGGTGTTCCTTATGAGAGTATTTATTGTGCTCACTACTACCCGGTCACTGGCAATTTTGTTGCTGTTAAGTTTACTAGATTCCAAATCGAACGATGGAAGAAACAGCAGATTGAAAAAGTCTGGAGGATTAGAAAGAAGAAGAAAGATGAGTTCTGGGCGCAGGAGAACATCTTCTGTAATTGGTGTGAGTATAAGGAGGCTTGTCCTAAGTTTCACTCAGAGGAGGTTGTTTGCAAGCGTATCGATGAGCAGAAAGAACTGAAGAAATCAACGAGTAAGGCAGTTGTAAACAGTAAAACAGACAAAGTAAAATAGCCCCATTACAAGCATACCTCCTGCACCATCGTCATCTTCGGCATACTGGTCAGACTCATTGAGTTGTCTTAGGATCGATTGCTTATAGTCTTTAAGGTTCATTGTAGTTCTTTTTCTTTAAGGTTCCCTGATATTATGGGTCTGTAGATCTTAATGTCAATATCATTTAAGAAACTAAATACAACTTCATTATTGAAACCTGAATCAACTGTAAGAAACTTATTTACAGTTTCTATTTTTAAAGGTTTTCTACTATCTAAAGACTTTAAAAGTCTTATTTGAAATAAACTAGGTAATCTTTTACCATATTTATATGACCATTTATCTACAAAGTCACTAGAGAAAGTAAAATTCAATAAATCTATTGTTTCAATCAAGTCCTGTTCTAAGTTTACCATATTAATTATTTATAGATGATAGGTACCCACACCCAGACTCTGTATATAAATATTAGAAATAGTAAAAGATATTACAATGGCATTACAATACAGAGGTCTTGACGAAGATTTTAGAGAAAAGTTGGAGGACCTAGATCCCAAGGAGAGGTTAATTAGGGCACCAGAAACTTCTTATTTGGGACTTAAGCCTGGAGACCTAATTCAGTTTAGGTATGTGACAGAGTCTAAAAATACAGTGTATCAAGGTCTTGTTGTTTCAACTAGAAGCTCAGGATCCCGAGGATACAGATTTGCTCGAACCACTTACAACACCATTTTACAGGTTCTTACACTAGATTCATTAAGTGACCAGTTACTACAATTCGTTATAAATAACTTGTACAAGAATAGAATTTTATCCAGGTATCTGGCTATCAAGACCAGATCGAACACGAACGATCAAGTAATTGATTATCGCTACGTTAAGAACTTGGGTAGAGACACGTCCGATGCGTCTGAAGAACTAAGAGAATCTACTATGTCCAGAAGACTTATGGGAAGAGAAAACAGAGCAGGCTTAGTAGGGGTATTGTCTTCTGGAAGTTTTAAAACTTTTAAAGTTACCGGTCTAAGTGATATTTATTCAATATCTTTACTTAATCCTGACACCGCACAATAATCATGGCAAGAGACCCTGTTAGAGACCTTGCTGCACAGCAAGCCGCCACCCTAGCTAGAAATGCACAGCAGGACAATACTGATTCGCTACGTAATCTAGTTGACCCAATCACTCGTCTTTCTATTAACACGGGAGACCTTAGGAATGTTCAAAACGACAACTTAAGTGAAGCGAGGTATCTTCGCAATGCCACTCTTCAGCAGACTAACGTTGTTAACAAACTTAGTGAAAGCATTAAAAAGGCAGATAAAATTAATGTTAAAGCACTAGGGCAGAGTGTCACCCTAGAGAAGATGATCAACAAGAACTCAGATGCTATCAACGATAGTAGCGTTGGGTATCTAAGGGCGGCAGAAGCATTTATTAATAACTTTGCCGCTGGTATTAGACGTACTGAGGGTGGTACTCTTCGATTAACTGAACAATTAATTTTAACAGGTCAAGATCAGAGAGGGTTTAGAGATGTAAATAAAAATTTACTTGGAGCAACTGGTAGGAATTATGCTGCTCTTAGTGAGTTCAATGATTCAATCATAGATTCCGCGAAAGCATATCAAACTTCTACTGGGGAATTGCTAAAAGGACTTTTGAAGCTCCAAGGAGATATTAATCAGTTCGCTTTGTTTGGACCAGAGGTAGCTGCAACCCTTAACACTGAATTTGGTAAGGTGCTAGCTGAGTTCCAAGGTTTGAACGAGGCTCAAATAGGGTCGTTTATGAAGTTGGGGCAAGGTGGTTTAGCTTCACGACCTACAAGAGAACTTCTGGGAGTACAAAACTTCTTTAACGATATGTCTAAAGGCGCAGTAGCTTCTGAAGACATTAGATCAAACATGATTTCTGCTGGTAATCAAATAGCTGCCTTGACCACTGGACAGGATTTTGATATCGCAATTGAGACTATCGCAGCAAAGTTTAGGATTAATCAAACGGACGCAGCAAACCTTGTTATGCTGAGTAGAACTCTTCAAGCTGGAGCAGATGTAGACACCAGCCTGCTAGCGACTAACGAGGAGATGGCAAAAACCCTTGAGACCCAAAAGGAATTATCTAATCGATACTACGAGAAAATAGCACCTCAAACACTCGCAGCAACGACTAATCTCTTGATGCCGTTACTACAGATTTCTCAAGCTATGAACTTTTTTGCTGCTGCTCAGGGGTTCACGAAATCAGGTTTAAACTTAGCGGGGGGTTTAATTCCTAAGAATACCCCAAGTAAATTTAGTGGTCAGTATGCCTTAAAGCCAGACTTGCAAGATATCGCATTCAGAGTTAAAGATTTAAATAAAAAGAGTACAGGAGCCATTAAATCTTTAACACGAGCGTTCAAAGACAGGATGCCAAAAAACTTTGGAGCATTCCTCAGTTCACCTATGGGGATGGGGGCAGTGGGCATGGGTGGTCAGGTGGTTGGACAAGCATTGGGCGAAGAGTCCAAGAGTGGTCAACTCATAAATGCAGCGGGTCAACATCTTCAAAATGTTGCTATGGCTCGGATGATAATGCCAAATCTCAAACTTAGCAAGGGTCTCATGGTTGGCGGTACCGTGGCATCAGTCATTGCTGCGAGTATGCCGATGATAAAGGAAGGCTTAAAACTTGAAGATAAGAAAGGAGAATTTGACGCTGCTGATGGCATGGACATCGGAACCCGCATCGCGCAAGGAGTAGCCATGGGGTCCATGGGGTTTGGTGTTGCCGGAATGGTAGTAGGTGGAACTGCTGGAGCGTTATATGGCTTGTGGGAGGAGTACGTAGATGACTGGAGCAAGACATCCAAAAGCCAACTCGATATTCAAAAAGAAGAGCAAACACGGGCTAGAGCAGCACAAAAGATGCGAGAAACAGCTAATAGATCCGACTACGCATTAATGACTATCCTTGATGGTGTGAGAAGACAGCAGGATCAGCTATTGGCTAGTGATGGTAAAAAGGCTGCTAATCTTCTTGAGGAGATAAGAGACTTAATGGCAAAGAGAAACAGAGATGCTGCTCAGGCTGTAAATGGTCAACCTAAGGCTAACATGAATGGGAATTAAATATGAATAATAACATATACGAAGAAAATGGTAAGGCTTTGGTTAAGGCTAGAAGGCTTCAAGAGAGATCTTTTCTTCTCTTTGAATACTCTGGATCGAAAGATGAAGTTACTAGGGCACACTTACCTTTCCTTCAGAATATAAATATTAGCGAAGATGGTAAAGCTAACTTAGCAAGCTACAACTTGCTAGGTCGAGCGGGTCAGATATTTTCGTATGGAGGTGCTGATTCTAGAAAGCTTAAATTAGACTTTGAAATGAGTCTACTGCATCTTATTCATTTACAGGAAACAGAGGGATTTACTGAAAGGTTTAAAAGAGCTATTAAGAATAAGGATACCAATATTGAAAGAGATAGGTTTATGGGTAAAAGTGCTCCTACGGCTCCTCATACCTATGGAGCCGAGGCGAGGGACTCATTTCTTAAATCTGTAGGGACTAGTAATCTCCTTAGAGTGGCTGACAACATCGTTAACACAGTCCTCGGCAAGTCGGTAGACGTTGATGAATATGGTGGTGGCCGAATGTCTGATGATACCATTAAAGCCGTTGACTTAATGATGTACTGGACTAACTTGATAAGGTCTAGCGTACTCAATGACTCTAGGAATACGGTATATGGTCCTCCAATTGTGAGGCTTAATCATGGTCCAATGTACATGAACTCCCCTTGCTTGGTGGAAGACTACAAAATATCTATAGATAAGGTTTCTAACTATGATCTTGAAACTCTTTTTCCACACACCATAAAAGTTTCTATGTCTTTGATTGAGTCTAGAACTGGTGACTTTGGAGATTATAAGAAGGGAGGTCTGATAGGCGGAGATAATCTAGCTGGTTGGGAGGCTATACTAGATAGCAACGTTCTTGATGCTATGAACTATAATCTTGAAGCCTACGATGATGACGGTGATGACGCTTCACTAGATGCATTTTTTGGAGCAAAATAAATAATGGCTTATAAAAATCACTTAAGAATAGGAGGCTATGTTGTAAAGCATAAGGGGAGAGATGTAGCGACTAATCTTGCCTCTTTAGAGTTTCGAGATTTCGTAAAAGGTCTTAATGACCAAGAATTCACAATCGGAAACATCCCGGCAGGGTATGAACATAGGGCAGACAAGATTTCAGATCTCTTTTATGGTACTCCTAATTTAGACTGGATGATTTGTTGGGTCAATAATATAAACGATCCTTTTCAACAATTAAATGTTGGGGATAGAATAAAACTTATAAACTTATGATCACCCCTAACATAATTGTAACAAAGAGATTTGATACTATGAAGCGTATCTTCTTTGGTCCTAAGTCTATGAGGGATGCGAGCTTTAATAGTTTAACTGCTGTTCTAGAGTCTAACGCTCTAGACGATGCAGACTCCTTAGTTTGCTCCCCAGGTAATAACCTTAATTTACTTGAAGCGGACTTAAACATACCACCGGGAGGTCAATCCAAAGGCTATCTAAACTTAAAATTTGTTGAGAACCAAGCGATCCTAGAATATTTTCTTCTTGATTTCGGTCCACTTGAAACACACTTTAACAGGATATACAGCTTGTATAGTAAAGCTGGAATACCTCTTCCCGAGATTACTTCAAAAATAAATAAATTCTATGTTGCTTTTGGTACGGGAGATAACTTAAACGAATGGGCTGGCCCTTTTGAAGTTTCATTAGGTGCCGCTAAAATAGAATTAAATAATAACGTAAAGAGTATTGACCTAGGATTTATTATGGGAAATCTGGAGTCTATTAATTCCTATAATGAAAGGCTTCATAGAGTCTTAGGATTTGGGTTATCCGATAAACTGAATCCGGCCCTTCCTAAAGATACTATTATTAGGACGAATGTTGATGTACCATTGGATCAAGGGTTAGGGTCCAAAAAAGGACCTAGGATTACTAAGAGAGATGCGGATAGGAAGAGGTGTAGAGTCCCTGCCTTTAGTTGGAATCCTTATATCAGAGAACTCCTCAGAAGATACTTGGGTAAAGTGTTTGGCGACCCAGACTCTGTAATGATTGTCTTGGGGGAGGACATGGATAAGCTGCTTAACTCCCATCTACAAAATTCTGAGAGCACAGATTTTTGTAGAAATTATCAAGGAAAGTTAAAAGAATTCGGTATAAATTTAAAACTACCATCTCCAAATCCATCCTATAAAAGTTCTCCTACTACCTCGAATAAAGGTGAGAAGAAGGGTGGTCAAGAGGAAATTAAACTTAACGGACAAGATGTGAAAATAGACGGAAGTTTTAATATGAGTGAGCGTGAGAAGTCTCACGTTGGGTGGGGAAATAAGTATAAAGCTTATAAGGAGTATGACGAATATCACAAGCGTCAAGGACTTACTCAAGCAAATGCAGAAAATCCGCCGGATTACCTGGAGTTGTGGGATAAGAATTATTTACTCACTAAATGCTTTATTGACATGGAGTCAATTATAAAGGTAGACCCCTCTGTAAAAACTCCGCCCGATATGTTAGATCCTATTTTTTCTTTTATCGGAGCACTAAGAAAATACCAAAGCAAGCCTACAGAATACGCTTTATTTGAACTTAATGATGTAGAAATTAACGATCTTATAAATCAAAGCGTAGGTGGACCTTACCATACTACTTCGACGAACAGATTAGTCTTTGGAGATATGGCACTTATAAAGAGGCTTATATATGTATCTGATGAAGGTAATACCAAACTCTCAGATACCACTGCTTACAAGTTTACCTTTTCAAATAAGTATTTAGACGATATTAATTGGGATAAGTATCAAGAAGATTTTAAAGAAACCATCATTTCTAGGGAAAGAAGTCAGACCTCGTCATTTAAAGAGAAACTAGACTTTGGACCTTTCACTTCTTTATTTAAGGAAATTAAAGACCAGAAGGATATGATTTTCTTGCATGGCGTTAAGAACTCAAACGTACAGTCAGTAAGCTTCCAGAAAGACTTTGCTCAAGCGGAATTAATGAAGGTGGCAGTGAATGCTAAAAAGAGATCTCCCTTTATGAATAATTTTGTTAAACTGGCTGTGACTAACGATGACTTTAAGATTGCAGCTTTGGTTAGGTACTTAGAGGGCCGAAAGATATTCACAGATGATATAAATACTTCAAAATTTAATTTAATTCGTTGGATAGAGGATGCTCAAAAAAGAGGAAGCAGAACGTATAAGCAACTTAAGATTTTGTCTGGTAGAAGTAATTCAAGAATAATCTCTCAAGGTTTGGAATCCAAAGACGTAAAGTTTAATGACTACGTAGACCTTATTCTTGGATATCGAAATATTCTCAATTCATTTGAACAGACTGGTTTAAACATTGAGGTCCCCTACCTTTCAGACGCTAATACTGATAACAACAGAATACTGGAAACGTATGCTGATCTTCTTGAAAAAATGCAAAGGCTTATCGTCAAGATTCAAATAAAAACTTTGCCGTTCTTTAATCAAAAAGCATACTTTAACAAAGATTGTTACTTTTTTAGCGTATACAATAATATACTTTCATCTTCTCGTAATCGTCAAGATAAAGTTCCTTCGACTTTTCTTAATGGTAGCTACAACATTCTAGGGGCAAGACACTTTATGAGTTATGATGATGCTTTCTCTGAGTTCGTATTATGTAAACCAGGAGGTCCAGGTAGCGATGACCCCGTCCTCGACCAAACTAGAAAGGTGCTATCTCAAAATGTTCCAAGTAAGGATTCAAGTTCATCAAAAGATCCTAAGATTACTTCTGATGGAGAGGCTACGAGACTGCCTAACGCTAATAGAAGGCAAGCAATAGCACAGAAAATACAATCTGGATCTGTGGATCCTAAATAAGTCTATAATAAATTGTTATGAAAGTTGTAAAAGGAATGGTAGTATCTGATGTTTCCCCAAGCGAAGATGGTTCGTTTTGGGTTGACGTAGGAAAGGGAGAGGCCACAAGAGTTGCTTACACTTCACCTAGTTACAATGTAAACAATGGAGGAATTTTTGCTCCTCCTGTAGTTGATGCTTACGTCCTATTGTTTGAGAACGAAGACCCACAGGACAACGAACCTACGCATTACTATATGGCTACCATTGTGGACGATCCACCCTTGGATAAAGATAAGAGGATACCTGAATTTAAAGCTGTTAGAGCTACTGGCCCAGATGATCTTTATGGTAGGGATAAACGTCCTAAAGCTTCAAGCCTAACAAATGGAGACGGCCAGGGGATAGTAACTCTTACCGACGTAACTAAGTATGGTAGAAAAAACTATGTGGCTTTGGAGTCAGAAGTGGGTGCCTCCGTGTCTGTGGGTGAGAAGGGCTGTCAAATTGTTAATGAGCATAAAGATGGTATTGTAGTTCAGGGAGAAGATAACGGATTATCCCCATCACGGAGTATCTCGATGACTACCGAGGGAGCCATCTTCCAGCAAGCTGGGTCAACCATGGGTTTTTTGGTAGGAAAAGGAGGTGCTGATATTAGTATTGCTAACCTCGCAGATACTGTTAACTTTGGTGGATGTGGAATAAGTGCCGGAAACATTAGAATATTTAGCGAAAATAAAGACATTACTATTAAGACTGGATCTCCCGGCCTGATTCCTAACCCAGCCGCCACCCGTAACGTAAACATTATTGTACCTGGGGCAGAGATTCAGGTTAATGGTACGACTGGGGGTATAACGATAAGAAGCATTGGTTTGGGTGGTTTAAATTTAGAAAGTGCCACCGCTATAAATCTCAACTCCCCTGCTGTGAATGTTAATGGCGTATTAACCATGGCCGGTGCAGGAATGTCTATTAGCCCAGATACGTTCACAGTAGATATGAAATATGTTAATATTAAAGGTCAACTACAAGCAAACTTTCAAAGCGATCTTGCAACTAATGTAGGGGGTCTTAAGACTACAGTTCAAGGGGAATCTGTTAGGGTGCATAGCAAAACGCCTACCCCACCCGCCTTCACTTACAGGGGAACTGGACCCGTTGACCCGAAGGTGATCCCTGGCCCAGATGTCCTCATTCCTCCTGCCTCGTTAGCTCCCCTGCCATCGTTGAGCACCTCACCAGCTACATTAGGAATCCCTGGATTTCCAAGTGTGGTTGTTCCTAATACTTATGGGGACAGTCCTGTAATATAAAACTAAATATACCTTAGACATGCCGAGTTTTGACGCAAACAGCTTTTTATCCAATCAAGGATTAAATCCAGGAGGAGAGATCGTTCTTAACAGTTCTGGTGAGATTGTAAGTATTACAAGTTCTAATCCAGTAGCGGTCATAGAAAATCTTGCAACTTCCTTTGGAATTCCATCCTGCTTGTTTGAATTAGATATCATTAATGCTGCCCTTATTCCATCGCCTGTATTAGTGCCTATGAGGTTTGCTATGGAAGAGGCAGAGAGGAAAACTAAGGATGTCATTAATAGTATTGCTAAATGGATCAAGGTTAACTTGGGGATATCAATCTTCCCAGATAGAAATGGTCGGTTTGGATTCTTTTCTGGGTTAAATAAACTTGGTATAGAGCTTGGTGGTCAAGAATTTATAAGCGCGATGGGTTCAATGCTAGCCGCGTTTAACGCTGCTGCGAATGCCGCTACACAGGTATATCAGAATTATCAAAACACTGTAGCCCAGCTAAGAGATATTCAAGCATGTGTTGGTCAATTGATGGCAGTCTTTGGATCGAAGGGTGAAGGTCAGAGGAAGCAAAATCTTTTAAACGGAGGATACCAACAAGCTGTCGCTGGTCAGAATGCTTGGGCACAAGCCCAGCTAGCGGATGCTCAAGAGACACAAAGTAAGGCACGGGCTGTAATTGAAATTATCGATACTGTCCTAGCTGAGAGAGAGTTAAATCCTGACCTAGAACCTAAACTTATAGATGTTGCAGATGCAACACCTGTGGAAAGCGTATTCAGGCTGCAAGCAGGCCCTCCTGAGGCCGTCAACGGCCAGTTCGTACTCTCCGTGGATGGATTGTATTACGATAGTTCTAACGGGCTTATGCCTGCTCTCATGGAGCTAGCCAGTAAGAAGAAGTCATTGGATCGAGAGAAATATTGGAACCTTGATTTCGATCCTAATTTAGGTGGTCGAGGTAGTCAGTTTAGCACTAAGGACCTTCGATATTATTTTGATAGCATTCTTGATCCTAAAATAATTGACAACTCAGCACCCCTCCAAAAGTTCTACAACCAGGACAGAGTCCTAATGAGTATAGTGGGGCAGAGGGATAGGAAAGTCTATGACGTTTCATCTCAGTTGGGACAAATGAGAGCGGATGGCGTAGCGTCAATTTTGATAGATAATACGAATCAAAGCCTTATCTCTGAGGTTTCTTACTTCAATGAAAAGGCAGACAAGAGAAAGAAACAAATTGAATTGGCTGTTAAGGTTCCTGTTCTTTACGGTAAAGGTCCTATCTACGATCCCGGCGAGATACCCATAAATGATTTCTCGTATATGGAAGGTACAAACTTCTTAATGGAAGTAACGGACCAGCAAAAAATAATTATTGGGCAAGACGATGTTGAGGGGGTGGTTCTTCCTTTGGAGGTTAAGTATACTCAAAAGATTAATTCGAACGACCCAGTTGTAGTTGACCACCTTCTCCTGGCAGGCATCGCGAGAGCCGCAATTATTGATCATGACGTGCCCTCTTCAGGTGCTCCGATATTACCTGTGAAAGAAGTTATAGTTGAGTCTCACTTGATTGCTCTTTACAACCTCCTCACAGTTAATGCAACAACGCCTGAAGGTGAGGACTTTGGTTTATTCAACAGTTCAGAAAAGGGGATAGATTACAACGCTCGTATTGTAGGGGAAACATCAAGCTTATTCAATAACGGATTAGGTATTAGTTATTTGGAAGGGGTTAGTAGTAATTCTTATATTAGGTTACCTGCGGTTAGTGAACTTCAAGACTTGGTATACTCAAAAAAGGGTTGCACATTTGAAACCTGGATTCAAGCTTCAGGGTTGCTAGAAAACTCTGCTTATAACTTATCATCTGACCTCGGTCATGCGAGTGGCCTTTACAGGCTTATTCTTGCAAATGAAAATGTTGGCATTGCAAGTGGAGTTAGCCCTCAGGATAATCGTGAGATACTTACCCTTGATGAGGGCACTTCTGTTGTTAGAGGTTTGATCATGGGATTCACCCGAGACCGGAGATTCGTATCAGGTGCGCCTGCAAGTAATGCTAACGAACACAATCAAGCGGAGAACGCTCAGTTTTTAATAGCTCCTACTCAATCGTATAATTCTTCTAGTTTAGGGTTTATTAATAAAGAACCCTGTAACGCCAATAACACAAATTGGCATGGACTCACAGTTCCCGTAAGCTCTTCGTTTACTGATCTGCAAAATAGTTTCTGCCACCTAGCTGTAACTTTTGACCCAATACAGGATAAAGTTAGTGTTTACTTAGACTCTCAATTGCTTGCTGCTTCTGGGTATTATGACACTTTTGGTACGGGTAGTTACCTGTCTCCAAAGATACCTTCTTTAACCTTGTCTAGTTCTTTCGAGTACGCTAGCTCGGGACCTAAACTTGATAAGTTCTTTACTCCTTGGATTATTGGAGGTGGTTACACGGATGGGTGTCCTGTAGGACAAGACGAGTTAGGTGCTGGTGGATTTACCGGAGGTACCTACGGAGGATTCATTAGTGGATTGCAAGGTAAACTAGGGAGTTTGAAGTTCTACTCTCGACCGTTAACAAGTTCCCAGATTGCTCAGAACTATAACGCTAACAAAAACTTCTTTAAGTTTGTTAAACTATCATGACCGTTTCTGACTCAGTAAAAATTTATGGTAAAGTTCCTCCTAGGACTCGAACCCAAATCTTGGAAAATAAAGTCTCTGAACTTGCTGGTTTGAGATATCCTATTCCAAAGAATCCCGAGAGAGGATACTTTTCTAAATCTGTGAACGTAAGTCTTGTTAATTCTGGTTTAAGAGACGTTATCAGAACTGTTCCTGGAGAGAGGTTCATGTTACCAGATTATGGCTGTAATGTTAGGAATTTCTTATTTGAACCTTTGGATGAGGGAACTTTTTTAGCAATAAGAGACGATGTCTTTACTAGCATTTCTAAATACCTAAAGAAAGTAACCTTAGGTAAGTTACAGGTTACTCCCTTTGGAGAAAACGGTATAAAAATAATACTGTACTGTGCTTATGATGACGCACAGATACCCTATTTTAGGGTTGGAGTTAGAGTCTAATGGTTGCATTTTCAGGAACAGTACAGTCGGATTACTTAAAGTACCTACCATCGAAGTTAGAAGATAAGAATAAACTTATAGACTTTGCTGCCGCCGACTTTGAAACCTACAGGGAAGCCTTAATTAACTATGTAAAGGCTACGTTCCCTTTAGATTATAATAACTTTGAATCCTCGGACTTCGGAACTCTTTTAATTGAGCTTATGTCTGCGGTAGGCCACATTCAATCCAACAAAGCTGATTATCTAGCTAATGAAAACTATTTAAGTACCGCTAAAAGTCGCGACAGCGTTAAGCGACTTTTAGAACTTATTGGAGTTCGTATGAAAGGTCCAATAGCAGCCGTAGCTGATGGACAATTTCAAGCTACAACCCCTCAAAATGTTACTAGTATAACTATCCCAGAAGACCAACGAACCTTTACAATTAACTCCACTGAGGATGGTGGTAGCCTTAGTTTTACGATTTACAAATTAAATAATGATGGAACGGTTGACCTTGATAGCAATTCAACAGACTTAATCATTCCTGCAACAAGCAACGAAGGAGTTTGCACAGCAAACTCAATAGTTTTACAAGAGGGGTCTTTAATTGTTGAGACGGGCATATTTGACACAGCCGATAGTATTAAAGAAGTTGAACTGGGTCAGTCACCTTATGTTGAAAGAAGTGCTCAAATATTTATTACGGGAGCAGCTTCAACTGAGGGAATTTATAAAGAAGAGGATAACATTTACTTCGCATCTGGGGGGACCGATAAGATATTTCAAATAACAACAGATGAGAACTTTAGAGCGTCTGTCTTGTTTGGAGATAACAGCATCGGACAATCTCCTTCTGTGGGAGATCGTTATACCATAACTTATCGAGTTGGTGGAGGCACCCGTGGTAATGTTGCCGAGAGCTTTATTAATATACCTCTTGCAGTGCAAGGGACCACTGGTGACGATAATGCTGAACCCTTACAAGGTAACCTTGAGAATATTAGTTTAGCAACCGGAGGACGAAATTCTGAGACAGTTGAAAGTGCCAAAAGGTATGCTCCGTTATACTACCGCAGTCAGGATAGGTTAGTAACCCTTGAGGATTATAAGGGTCACGCTAATAGTTTCGCATCGAACTATGGATCCACAGGTAAGGCTGCTGCTGTTGTTCGTAGAGCTTATTCATCTGCGAATATAATTGATCTCTTTGTTTTGGAGAAAGCAACAGACACTCAACTTAGAAGAGCAACTCAGGAATATAAAAAACAACTTCTGGAGTCTGTACAAGGTAAAAAGATGTTGACCGATGAGGTAGTAGTGGTGGACGGTCTTATTCGAACTCTTGATGTCTTCTTAGTCATAACCCTAGACTCCAGTTACAAGCTCGGTCAAAATCAAATTATTCAATCGGCCAGAGACCTTACTCAGAGATATTTCAATGTGGATAATTCTGACTTTGGAGAAACTTTTATTCCTCAAGACCTCATTAGATACATTTTAGATAATGAATCTAATATAAGGTTTGCTCGCGTTGATAACGTAGAGTCCCCTATTTCAGTAGGCTTTAATGAGATTATCCAATTGAATAACTTAAATATAAACGTATCATTTATCTAATGTCTGGAAAGAGCTACCTAATAAATAAAAACTTCCACAAGCATAATTATTTTGATGCTTTTAAGTACATTGTGCCTTCATATATGTACGAGGATGATAGAAGTCACTCTCCTAAAGCCGATGACTTAGCTGATGTTATAATCAATTCTAACATTGATATAGCAAAGGATATCTCTGATATTATTAATGTCAGTTCGGTTGCAGGAGGTTCTTCGGAAAACTTAAATACTTTAGCAGGAATTGCTCCCTACTTTGTAAAGCAAAACAATCTTACTAACATAACAACTCAAGACTTTGAAGATAATACTCTTCTTCCTCTGACCAATAAAAGATTTAATGAGTTTGAAACAATAGAAAGCTTTAGTTCTTTTGTAGACGTTACACTTATACCCGCTATCAAACTAAACGAGCCTAAGTCTTTAGCTACCTCCACCCCACCTCAAGTTCATAATTACCTAGTTACCAATAACTCCTGGCTGTACTTCCTTAATACGACAGGTACGTCTTTTGACCCATCTTCTTATGTTTCTGACCTCATAGTTAATAAGCTTTTTAAAGGACAAAGAGTCACAACCGCAGATGGTATTAAAGGGTTAATGGAGTATGTTTGGAGAAATGACCTTAAGTCTTATTACCCTGACCAGTACTTTTCTGAGGGAACACGTCACGACCTCAGCGGTACTCAGCAATTAGAGAAGCTTAAAACTTGGATAGATATTATATACTCTCCTTTATATGCTGACAACTCAGATTTTAAAGTTAGAGATAAATTTACCACATTTATTGATGGAAACATTAAGACAGCAAGAAAGGTGGAGGATGGTCCTTTTGTAAGGTTCTTGAGAGCTTTATCTTTTTTAGCTTATGACGTTGATAATGTAACCGAAAGTATAGCCACCAACTACGATCTAGAGGACTGTCCTGATGATTACTTGCCTCTTCTCGCTAAACTAATCGGATGGGATCTTTTTGGAGTAGATCCTGATAAATGGAGATTGCAGCTTAGGAATGCAACGAATATTTATAAAGCAGTTGGAACTAAGAAAGCAGTTCAATTTTCACTAAACACAGTCTTTCCAAAAGATCAATTTCCGATTGAGACCAGTTTGGTGGAGATGTATGAATCCTACGTCCCTTATATAATTTACTATGCTTTGGCAACTGAGTCAAAGTACTTTAAGGATTACTCTACTTGGACACCTAGCTTGTCCAACCGAATGAAAGTTCTAGGATACTCCACATCCAGTATGGATGATAACCTATCACGAGCTACTGATAGGATTGTGTATGAGACTTTTCTTGAGTTTTCTGGTAGCTTCAATATTCCAAACGAGGAGGACGGCTTCTTATACAGAGGCATAAAGAACCCCATCCCTCCTTACGAAGCATACCCCTATTATGTTAATGTCGAACTTTCTGAAAAAATGATTAATTTCATTGCTGATCGTTTAGTTTGTTTTGGGGTTCGTAACGATTTTGCATTACAAGTAATTGCGTATTTAACTGAATATGGTTTGGATTCTAACGATGAACCTCGTGATGGTTCTTGGTTATTGTTTACTCCTTCTTACAATGATCCTCCAAACTTTGATAGAATAATACGTGAGTCGAATGGTGTGAACGCAAAGTATATCTCTTTGTGGTCTGGTAAATCTTCTCACTTTAAAGTAGCGTTAAATGCTGCCTCGTATGACTTTACAAAGAAGGGCTTAATCACAACAAATACGGGTGACGCAGTAGTGATCGCATCCCAGATGATTCGCAAGTTTGCGCCTGCTCACTCGATCCCTTTAATATCTCTGGAGCTTGAAGATACTAGTACCTCTCATTACGATGACCCTAATTACCTACCCCTTGTTAAGCTGGAGTCAGAAGAAACTACTACGCTCAACATGAATTGTGCCACTTCAGGTCTATTCCTGGGTTCATATAAGAGAGGTAGTGGATTTCCAAGTGAAGGTAGGGTTCTTGAGAGAAAAGATACAGAGTCAGCAGTTTCTCCAAGGATACTCGGTGCAAGCGGCATGGTGGATTTGTCTCGACGATCTACTAGAAGGCGTAGTTTTCAAAACGTAATACCTTTACAAGGCTACTACGACAGGGATGGATTTAATATGCCCAACTCTTTTGAGATGGATGGGCGTTTAAGTGGGGAACCCGAAGGTGCCATTCCTTTAGGCTACAACCCCTCCTCAGCGGCATTCACCCCAGTGAGTAGTTACATAAACTTACCTCCTATATGGAAGCAGTGTGAAGATTTAAATTCCACCAATTCCTACTATGGTTACGCGGTGAACAAAACGATGCCTGCTAGGGGCACACTTTTCTATCTTAGCAGTGTTACAAATGATCGTGGTCAGCTTCCCGAGATTTACCGGGTCATGCATGGTATATCTGAGAGGGCAAAGTCTCTTAAGGCTTATGCTGAGGAAGGACCTCCCGCTATAACTAAGGAGATACGTAAACTTGAGACGATGCCTCAAACTTCTGAAGTTGCGGAGTCCCTACAGAACTTAATAGATCAGCTTAACTTGTTGCCAGATTCTTTCTGGACAAACTTAGCTTATAAATATTCTAATCTAGGTATAGATGGGTATACTTTTCCAAAGGATCTTTATGACTACTACAACTTTGAATTTGGAAGAGACTTGTATAGGCTATACCGTATCTACGTTGAAGAATTCCATCAGCATAGCCTAACCCCAAGACAGTTGGATATAGATGGACCCAATATCCTGGCACATACTTTTGGACCTTTATTATATAATCATGATTTCCAACTTCTGTATAGTAACGACTCCATAGGGTCAATAGTAACCAGTTCAATTTCAAATGTTAGAGAATTAAAGTCCGGGGAATTCCCATTTAATTCTACATCCTCGTTTATTGCCGAGGGTGCCGGGGACATGACTCTAGGTACCCCAGAGTTTGTCTTCTCTGCCCTTGTTAGAGGCGTAGAGCTTATTCATACCAGTGCTCCTAGAACTGACGATAGTTCATTCTCTGTGTTTAAAGTTGAGGGTCATAATCGAAAAGCTGGTGACGATCCTTACATGTTTAATAGAACGTTTATAATGAGTAAGGCTGGTCGTACTGCCACTCCTAGAGTTCGTATGGATATATCTAAACGAAATCTATGGGATGTTGACGAGAGTTATCCTGCTAATAACAACTTCTTACTTCCTGATCACGACTATCAGTTAAACCTTAATGCTCTTGTAGCGGATTCTACTGGTAGAAATTTTGGAGGAAGAAGTGTAGGCGTGTGGATTCACACAAAGCCAGAAGCTGGTAATATGTGGTCTTACACTCCTGATGGTGGATGGCTTCAACATAGTGAAACAATTACTAGACGGGACATGCTAACTAAGTATGGACATCTCTTTGAATATCCTGCATCTGTGAAATCACCCTTAGATCCAAAGGATAACCCATATGAGTGCTTGGACATCGTGGCTGGGGAAGTTAAATCTCCTGTTTCTAAACTTAGAAAGACTGACTTTAATAGTTTTGATATTAATTTCAATACTAGAAATTTAAAACTCATAGAGCCAAAAGACTACAAGGTATCTTTCGGAACTCTCCACAGAAAGAATCAAAACTATGTTGTGGAATTATTTTTAGTTCCTGGGACTGACAATCTGGACCAGTTCTTACTATTAGACAATGTTTCAATTACGGATCTTACAATGAAAAAGTTGTCTGGCCGTCATATATCAGGACCTCAAGAAGACCCTCTTCATCATCTAAATGTTCCCCAATATAAAGGTAATGAATATCGATTAGATATAACTAAAGAAGAGCTATTAGAGATATTTAGATACTTTAATAAACTTTCTGGAAAGGGGAAAACTCTCGCTCTCGCATCCAGAGATGCTTCTAAAACTTCGACTATAATGGGAAGAGACGGAGGCTCCAAGATAACTTACAGGTATCGCACCGCTTGGCTTAACCCGGACTTCCCTTCGGCAAACGATGAGACACTTGATGAAATTGTAATATACGAGGGTGGAGTAGATAATTACTAATGTTTGTAGACGGATTTGGAGAAATACTGACTGATATACTAACGGTCAATCCTGCATTAAGTAGTGTCGATACGCACTTCTTGGATGCTTCTAACTACACTTTTCAAGCTGTAACCTTTGGGAAAGACGCTGCGGGATTTAATTTTCACGCTCACGACCCTAGCACCATTGATTACGCGGATTTTGATATCCACGGATCAACATCTTCCGCAAGTTCTTTCAATGTTATTGACGGTGTTAAATCCGTCGTTGCTATAAACTACAAGAACTCTGGTAACTATGTTAGTTCCTATGTACCAAGTTCCACTCAAGCTAGGTTTATAAATACCTATAACTCTTTAGCTGGTTACCCTTCACCTTATCACACTAGGCTAGAGCAAAGTTCAACTAGGTCTACTGTGGCCTCTTCGTTCTCTTCTACCCTTCCTGATCTTGGACATTACCCAAATCCTTACTTGGACATTACCGTCAGTAGTGCTTGGAATGTTTTAGGAGGATTCGCTCCACCATCAGGGGAAGCCCAAAACTATATATTATGTAGACCTGATGGCACCCATATCACTAGTGGCATTCTTAGCGGCGTATTTAATGAATATAAATTAGCTGACAAGGAGGGGCATGTGAGGATTAGCCCAGTCAGTGGTCTCGCTAGATCCGACATTAACAAGATCCTTTTTAAGGATGGACCTGTTATATTTAGCTCTACTGCCGATCACATACTTCCTATATCTAGCACTGCAATAGCGGTAGTGCCTCAGATGGGAGATGCGGTGACATTGTCTATGTTTGGAGGAGTGAGTCATTTAGGTGTCTACTGCTTTGATATGAAGGCCATGCTTGCCGCTGGCGTGCAACCTCCTTATTCCTGGAATGCCATAAACAATGTTCGTGTTGGGAACGAACTAAATAATAACAGAAAATATAAGCTAGTCTCTAAAGTTACCTTTTGGGACAATCTTATGATTTTATCAGATAAAGGGTTCACGAGTGACCCAAAACATATGGGTGGTCTTGAAGAAGGCTATAATATGGGATCATTAAGCAATGGAGGGCCAACCTTCATATTAAAATTTAACTTCTTGTAAAATGTATAAATCTTTTGTAGATCAGGTCAATATGCAAGGTCATCTTACCATTCATAAAATTGCAAATGGTGAGGAAGAGCTAGTGTATGACGAGGATAACGTCATAACCTCTGGTTTCGGATTTAACCTTTCTCAATTGTATAGTCGTGCTGGGTCTATTGATATTCTGGATTATCAGATTGATAGATTTCAATTAGGTGTGAGCGGTAACGTCTCTAGGCAGGTTAGTGGCAACTTCGAACTTGGTGACCCCTTATCCTCAGTTGGGGAGTATACCACTAATGGTGACAGCAACCTACACGCCTTCCAGGAAAAAATATATAAGAATAAACTGTCCACTTCTCCTGATGCAATTTTTTGTAAAATACCTTATTCAAAGGTCACTAGGATTGGTGAGAGGTCAGTTAGGTATACAATATTTATTGACGAAGATTCTTGTAACGACTTAGAGCGACAGCAAGAGCCTGATCAAGGAACCTCCTTAAATGAGATTGCCTTATTCACCAGGAATCCTACTGGGAATGAGGATTATGAGATATCGCCAATGGCTGCTTATCGATACTTTAGTGATATTAGAAAAACTGCTGACTTTGGGTTGGTGTTTAGATGGACAATAACTTTCGGATAATATGTTAAACCCAAGCGACGTTTATGTTCAAGGCGGAACAACTGATCTTCTAGCTTGCTGGACTGATAAAGTCACCAAGTATGACGCTAGTTCATTTTACAACTGGGAGATGGATAATCTTCCCCTCCATGATTTAGATGAGCGAACCCATCTTTTGTGGGAACGCGCTGGGCACCCTACGTCTGCTATAACTGGGATGTCCTACATGGTCTCAGCAGAAGTTACCGAAGGTTGTAATCCGACACACTTTGCTACACTAAGTTCGTGCATGGCCGCGTTGCCAGATGTTATTAACTACCCCATACTTGTTGAAGTTGTTAGTTTTGGAGATCTTGGTACATTAGAAATCCCAGCTAAAACATTCGGACCCAGGGGTGCTCTTGAAATTGTAAATAGGAACTCATCTTTTGCTGCGCCTATCGGTTTAAGTGGTTCTCCTATGTCGATGCAACTTCTTAACAATAAGCATGTCGGACTTGATGCCCCAAACTACGGCCTAGCTTCTGGAGTTCGTCCCTGTGGTGAGGCACAGAAGGAGATAGAGGATAACGACGTTAGTGGCCCATCTCTTTCGCTTGACCTAATGAGGTCAACCACATTCATAAATAAAGGAGCGGATGGGGATGGTGGTTATTCTGTAGCTTCTTCGGTTGGCAAACCATGGTCTGACGAAAGGTTCCATTACGATTATAATGGTCGTTATGTTTTCACTCGAAGGGTTTATGCTGACGGTGACAATAGAATGGCTGCTGCCTTAAATAGTACAAAAGCTCCGTGGAACTCGAATACAACTGACTTTAAGACCGTTAGTTCTTTTGAGTTTGATACGTTTGATGGGACTTTTGCAAAAAGAACCACTAACGATCCGACGATGGATACCTTTGACGTTAGTACCTTTAATTACCTAACCAACACAGAGATGTCCTGGGGCAATCATACCTCGGGAGCGGGAACGGACACTGGCATAGTAACTCAGCCAAAGAGTCAAAGTGCGGCTGCTTTTGCATACTGCAATAACTTAAGACAAATTAAAATACATGATTGTAACGGACCAATCTTTATAAGAAACTTCACGGTTGATTGCAAGCATACCCTTGATAAGGGCATCGATATCAAGAACTCTAGTGTAGTTCTAGAAAGATGTTCTGTATCAAGAGCGAACTTGGCGGGTCTCCATGTGGAAAATTCAAACGTTTCTCTTGTTCGAGGATTCGTAGCTTATCGAAATTATAAACTAATCACTCATGCCGGAGGTTCCCATAGAGTTGGAATACCTTTTGCTGAGAAGAGAGTAAACTACTACACCGCTAGCTCCTACGGAGCAGGCATCTATGCTACTAACTCAACAGTAAACGTTAGCTCTACTTATGCAAGAGATGTCCACAGGTATTCCACTGCCGCAGCGAGATCAGCTTACCCAGATTATACTGGGGATACCCCATGCCCGTCGATGCAGGCTCTGTACTGCTTATCTCGTAATGACATTGGTATTCACGCGGTAAACTCTCAAATTATTGGAGGAAGGACAGAACTAGCCGGAAGCTCTACCCCATCGTGGTTAGATGCTACTCAAGTATTTTCTGAATTGAATACAGAAACGGGTATTAAGTTAGAGAATAGTAAATTTGAAAATAGTGGTAGAGTCCTCCTTTACGGAAACTACAAAGGTCTAGAAGCTACTAACTCAACAATTCGTACAGATGTTCTCAAGTGTGCTCATAACCAAGCTGAGGGTATTGATCTCAACAAATCCACTCTAGTATATGGTAAAGATCTTTATACTAACTTTACTCGCTCGGCCCCCACTAGTAACCAGTTTGATAACGATTACAGAATGGACCAAGTTGGTTTAGTAAACAATGGAACTCACTTAAAAGCAGTCAACTCAGTTGTATCTCCTCTTGACGTAGTAACGAGTTCGATACCTACTTACTATAATCAGTTCTTTACTTCTGGGGCTTTTGGCACAACCCTTGCCGGTAGTCCAGGATTTTCTTTGAAGGGGGTATTACCTTCAATGAACATTTCTAAAAATTCTGATGTTGAACTTATTCACTTTGTAGGAAACCGTAGGACGGACTTTGCGACGGGGAACTCAGATGACAGAGCCGTTTATGGTAGTGTAATCAGAGTTGATAAAAACTCTTCGGTTGTTACTAGAAGTTCTGATACTTTTGCTACAATCATAGCAGGCCCTAAGGGAAGAGATAATCACATTTTACATGCGGGTGTTTACTGTAACGATAATTCTTTAGTGTCGTTCCAAGGACCAACGGTTATTGCCTCTCTTGGCGTAGACGTTCTTGCAGACAATAACTCAAAGATGGAGTTTACTCCTCACCGGAATAGTGATGGTGAACTTCTTGTAAGTTCTTATAACTTAGATAGTGTCTACAACCACACAGCGGTTGAGCTTCACTCCACTAGGGCTTGCTTAGTAGCTAATAATAACTCCGAGATCAATATGCAAGATCTTGGGGACTACAAGACTAACTTTGCTAATAAGTTTAATGGTCATGGTCGCCCCCTAACAGTCTTAGACAAGTTTGATTATCTGAACAATAAAGACGAAATATCTAATGATGCTGAATATAGAAATTGTGTAAGTGGAGGATACGTTCAATTTTATCCAAATGCTTACGTTGATAACGGGGATATCTTTGACACAGAAGGTAGAGACCTCGGTGATGGAGGTGGTGCTGGAGACAAGTGGGTTACTTTGTTTGATAAAAACAATTTCACGAAGTATGGCTCTCTAATCACCAGTGGACTATACAACTGGTATATCAAACAATTAACTGCTACTGACACACCCGGTGTCGAGGGCATCGCAAAAGTCTCCTCTGGAGGCATGTGTGTTAGAGCACTTAAAGGCAGTAAGGTAAACGTGACAAATGTTCACTTCCCTGCCGGATGGCAAAATACCTCAGGTTTCCTATATAACTTAAGTGGTTCCACTCCTTTCTGTACTCAGCTAAGAATGTGGAATATTGCTGATGATTCTGTGCTAAACGCTAGCTATACTTCTGTCAGTGGTGTGCATCCTTTCGACACTATCTATCATGGTACTTCCGGCGATTGGGGGATTTCTTCCGCACCAAGTTGTACACCAGGGACCAGTAGTCTTTCTGTGTTAGACTTCTATGGAGCGGGAAACAACAATACTGCGGGTGGTGGAGATGCAACCGCTAAACAAAATCCTTATGGGTTTGCAACCTTCCAGAATAGAGGGCCATTTAGATTATACTTCTCTACCGACCCTGCTGCTAATTGGCTACAAGCTACAAAGCTAGCTGCTGGAACTGGTAGCCCAACTCATAACCCAGACTCTTCCACGAATGGGATGGCCCGTCAGTTATTTTCTCAAGGTTATCAATTATCGGCTCCAGCCATCGCTCATAATACTGCTAACTTTGATGCTAGTACTGAATATCGATCTTTACTGAGACCTGGGAATCCTTGTCTGGGTGACAAGCCCGAACACGGTCCTGACGGTGTTCATGCATCGGGCTATTATTATGCAAACGAAATGGTAGTTAATCCTAACACAATTAAAGCATATCTTGACGAGTCAGCGTCCAACTTGTTCGCTAATGCAAAACACAACTCTGTGGGTTGGTCCAACTTAGCCAAGGTGGTAAACATATACTTCCCTTACACAGATTATCCGTTAGGCGGGGACTCTAACCCTAACGAGACTGGGGCAGGAAAGACACAAGGATTGGCATCAGTCAATAACTTCGACTTGGAGAAGAATAACTAATGACTAGCGAAATAAAATACTACGACTCAAACTACAACTACATTTCTCCTGTAAGACATTTTAAAGCTAATGATCCTTACTACTATGAAGTTGATAACATTCCAATCAAGCAGTTAGAAGAGGGTAAAAACTTTCTTAAAGATCAGGTTGATGGTATTTTAAGGGATCGGGCTAACTTCAAAGTTTCTATTGATAGGTCTGGCTTCGCAGAACTTCAACCCTTTGTAACCGGATCTGATCGTAAGATTAGGGTTAGAGCAGGTAGGTATACCGCTAGGGTAAATGATGCTTACTCTATCACACCTCTTCAGTTTATTACGCAAATAGCTGGTTTCTCCAATACTAACGAGTTTGGTTCTATATCGGATTTAAACACTTATGAGATTCAAACAACTGTAGGTGAAGGTGTAGCTGAGGCTTTAAGTATTTTCCAAAGTGGACTTAATGGTGTTGCACTGAATATGAATGGTCTGGCAGAGAGAACATTTACCTACCCAATTGCGAACGATAGCGCAACCACTCCCGCAGGCTCAACAGATTTTTTAAATGCTAAAACAATAGCTGACTACATTAGCAAGAGAACAAATAACACTCAAATTACGGCACCCTTGCTTCCCAACGTTATAGGTCAAATGTACAGTGACTTAGGCGAAACTGCAATAGAGACGTATAAGACAATAAGAAATATTCTTACAGTAGGAGCTACTCCCGATGCCAGCGAGCAGAATAGGCTTGAAAGTGCTTTCATAAAAAGATGGCGAGGCGCAATTAGGACATCAATTGTAGATGTTTCGGGAGAACTCTCTGTCTCGGTCCCAGAATTCGATGATAACGATTTTTTCTACATTGACGAAGAGGGTAACAATCAATCTATAACCGCTACTCAGAGAATTGATTTGGTATTTATTTATTCCAAAGCTATTGATCAAACTCAAACTCGCTTAGTTGATCGGGATGCCGGTAATGGTACTAGAATAATTACAAAGCCTACCCTTGGGATATTAAAGGGCGCAGGGATTGGAGTGTCTCGTGACTCTCAACGTGGCGAGGTTGACTTGACTGATTTAGACGGTGTGCCAATTATGCTTGCTCATCCTGGTGATGAGTTAGGTACTAATACGGGCTTTGAGACCTCCTCTGCTGGAGTTATCCGAGGATCGTTCCCATCCCCTGACGATCTCTTAAACTTAGCTCCTGTACTCTCTGAGGGCTTGGAAACTGATTCGATGCCCCTAATAGGACAGTCTATCCTCCCAGTTGCATACATTCGCGTGAATAATGCAGGAGGCACTGCCGACATCCTGGGCGACACTGATGTAATTGATATTCGACCTTTCTTTAGAACTGCTGAATTAGCCTACAATGAGAGAGCAGGAATTGCTGCGGCAACCCCTCAACTATCCATAGCTAATCCTGTTGTAACTGAGGCTGCTCTTGAAAAAACTAGAAAGGAGGTATTTGGAACTCTTGATAGTAAAATTGATAATCTGTTTATTCCTAACGAATCTCCGTCTAGGGTTGTCGCAATGGGGACTGTTTGTGGAGGTATGAGATATGGTCCTGAAGGAGCTTTGTTTAGACAAGCTAACGCAACCATTGATCAGGTAGAAATTCAAAACGTTAATTGGAATGAACTTGCTGATGCGGCTGAAACATTCTTTGGTTACTTACCCGGATCTATTACCTTTGAACCTGCGTGGGATCCTGCCCCTTGGGCCTTAACTAAGACTCCAAACCCAGGGCAGCGGGGTGCAGATTATATTCATGTTTGTTGGCCTATGGCAGCGGAAAGCACCAACGCCAGAAGGAACACGCTACCTCCTTGGAACCGTTCCGTCAACATGAACAACCTAGACACTCCTGGTTTAATTGCAAGCGAAGGGACTCTTAATGATGCTGGTATGCAAAGCTTTGGCATAAAGCAGCCATTTCGCGATGAAGTTAATGGTCTTCAAGGTGGTGACTTTAAGTACCGTGGTCAGAATGTGGTACTTCATTATTGCCGGAAAACCATAAAAATAAACAGAGATTTGGTCCCGTGGTTGGTTGATTATTCTGTTAATGCTGAACTGTTAAATTGTATTCCTCTTTCGGCTAAGGCTGATGGTGGTTCTAAGAGGCAAGGTCATGCTGCTGGAGCTTCTAACATTTGGATTAATAAGCAGCGAGATTACTTTACGATTAATGTTGCTTGGGTCGCTAATGACTTTAATGCGCTTGCCGACCCAAATAACTTTGCTCCAGAAGAGGGTCAAGGTATTCCATGGGCAAATCGTAATCAACTAGAAGACTTGGCTGCATTTGCGTTACCTGAAATCCCAATTCCAGAACCGGGAAACTTCACGCAATTTAATGTCCAAACACGTAATATGCCTGGAGGTCCTCAAAGCCAAGGTAGTAATGTTATAAATCGAGTGAACTCAAATATAACTCCTGGAACTGGATTGGCTAACAAGGTAACGTCGGTCAACTTCTTTACAAATGTTACTCCTGTCCTTTACCCTTCGGTGTCTTACGAGATTATAGGACACAGTAATACCCTAGTCAGTAGAAGTCCTCGTGGGAGCGCGATGACTGGAGGTGCTACTCCTACTATAGAGCTTGCCTGATGACTGAGTTTAATAGCTTACTGCAAGCATGTGGTGGGGATTTCAAACCGGGAAAAAAGCCAATTCTTGGAGGTCCATTAGACCCTATTGGCCCAGTAAACGATCCAGTTGGAGACCCACCGGGCGATCCTGTCATAGGTATTTTCATTCCCAATGACCCCGTTATAGGTGACCCGCTCTATGAATGCGTGGAGAATGATGTTTTTTGCCCTGCACCCTTTGGGAACATTGTTGAAAAAGTTATTAAGGTATGCCAGCCTTGTATTGATACTCTTGGAAACCCTGTAATATCTCTTATCACTTCCCCGGCAGGATTTGAACAGTGTAAGTATCGCACACCTGACTGTGATGACGTACCAGCGGATCCATGTGTGGACATAACTTTCGGTTGTCCTTCCCCCCCTAAGTACAAATGTGAAGAGAAGGTTATTCCCTGTCCTCCGAACACAACTTCAAACAACCCTGCTGGAAGCAACGTTCAGCAAATACTAAAGAATTGTGTCCAGTGTACGGGTGCGGCACAAAACGATCCTGATTGTATTTATGACACTCCAGATTGTGCCATGTTTGGTCAACCTGATTG